GCATATTTATTGCAGCAACATTAATTGCGATGGTGTTTGTATGAAGTGCAAATACTGTAATGCAAACTCTGAGGAGTTTGATGTATGCGAACCATGCGAACAAAAACTTGCACTCATAGGATGGAGCAAAGAATATGACTAAGACTGAAACACATTTTACTTTCAGACGTTGTAACTTATGCGACAGTTCAAAAATTGTATGGCAAGACAGAGATGATACAACTCATTTATGCAAAGAGTGCTATTACAAAGAGACAGACGTATATGCTGATGAAGACACAGTGGGGTATGTGTTAGAATGAAAGTCATAGATAGAATACTTGAATTGATGGCCAAAAACCCAGATATTAAAACACCACATGAAATAGGAAATACATTAAATCTAAAAAGATCTACAGTTAGAGGAAGATTATCTGAACACAAACAATCTTTTAAACCAGAAGAAATTCAGAAAAATAATAATGAAATAAATTTATTAAATAATAAACTTCATTATATTAACAACAAAGAGAAAATCAATAAAAACAGGAAAAAATACAAACGTCAAGCATGGGCCGATAGAAAGGACAATCCTGAAAATAAAGGATTATCTAAAACGGAAATATGTTTTAAGAATTTTTTTAGGAGTGTAATAGATGGGTAATAGTATATGTAAGAATATTATTTGTAAATCAGATGAATATTCTCCACTAAAATATGTAAGAAATGCAGCACAAAAAGGTTACAGAAGATGTAGTAAATGTTGTGTATATCTAAAATATCAAGGTATTTTCTGTCCTTGTTGTGGTAATAGAATGAAAGTGTCACCTAATAATAATTTAGCAAGGCAGAGATATAGAGAGGAGAAACTCTCTAATTGATATACTATCATAGTTACAAATCAAATACATCACCAAATTGTAACGGAATATGCCACAGGTATAAAAAACCAAGGCCCAAAGATAAAGACAACTATGAGACTTTATCATATTGCAGAACGTGTGGTGGTGTATGGATGAAGAAATGTGTAAAGTGTCCTTGCTGCAACAAACGAGTATCAAATAACTCTAGGAGTAATAAATCAGCAGGGCATCGCAAAAAGGTTTATTTGTAGCATCCACATTACTAAACCATGAACGAAGAATATGAAGAAAGACCTGAATGGGCATGGCTAACCGAAAGGTAACTCCATTTTTTATTTATATATAGGTAATACCAAGATAATACTATATTGGCAGGAAAAGTGACAAAACAGGCACAAACGTTGGCAGAGATTTCACCGTTCCTCAAGGTAATTAACATACAGAGACTAACAGAGAAGGAAGCACTGGAGTTTCTTGAGAAGGAAGGCCATAGCATGAGTGCAAGAACATACATGAGATACAAGAAGGAGTATGAGACAGGTACAGCCAAACGTTTCCTAGAACTTGCAAGGAACGAATGGGCCAATGAGCATCTGCTTGTATTGGACAAATTAAAACTTATAGAGAAAAAGTATTGGGAACTCTTTAGTGAAGCAGAGACAGCAACGGAAGGAAAGAACATACTGGACTCACTCAGGGCCACACAAGACCAGATCCTATTAATATACAATGAAACCCCTATGATACAAAAGATGAAGGAATCACTAGATGCAAAACTAGCCAACATGGGGGTCATAAAGGTTGGGTAAGCTAAGAGCAGGATTCGTTGATCTAGCACTGGAAACGCTAGGCCAAGAGTCAAATGAAAACCCAAACGTACCACTAAAGAATTTTAAAGACTTTAACCATGCAGTAGGGCCACCAATGCATCCAGCTACAGGTGAGCCAAGTGACGTATTTGATTACCAGGAAGAGTATGAAAAGGCATGGAACAAACACCACAAGTTAATACTAAACAAGTCAAGAAAAATAGGTGCAACAGAGACAGCCTTACGCATAATAGCCTTCAACTGCTTCAATGGCCGATACGATGGCCACAGGGTAATGATAGTAGCAGGTAACAAACAAGAGGTAGCTAACAGATTCATAGAGAGATTCATAGCTATATTTGGCAAGGGCTTTGAGGATGCAGATGGCAAGTGGTGGGGTATAGACGATTTAATAGTAGAGAGGAAGGCCAGTAAGATAAAGATGTGGAACGGTATTATCATACAGGCATACCCAGCTAACGAGTCAGTCAGGGGTGAGGAGAATGTTATATGTGTCTTTATGTCAGAGTGTGCATTTATAAACCTGTTAGATGATAGTAAGGTGTACAATGCCCTTCATCCAAACGTTGCAAATATTGGCCATGCAGACTTTATCATGGAGTCAACCCCTAATGGAAAGAGGGGTTTCTTTTGGGAGTTATTCACTGATCAGGGTAATGAGTACCATAAACTAGAGCAGCCATATACCAGGTCTATGGGTAAACTATTGGATGAAAAGACCGTACTTGCAGAGAAGGCCAACCCAAAGATTGACTTTCAACAGGAGTATAACTGTGCATTTACTACTAGCCTTAGTGCAGCATTTAGTGAGGATGAAGTTATCTACACCCAAAAAGATATAAATACATACGATGACATATAAGTAATATGCCTGGAGATCATGGTTACGATAACGAAGAGAAAGAACGTAAACAACGTATTAAAAAGATGAAGGCCAAGACCAGCAAGATGAGACTAGCAGTAGCAGGAGAGGACATATTTAAAAAGAATAAGATTAAACGTGATGTAGCTGAAGATACAGCAGGTAATTCATACGAACAAAATCTTACTGATATGTTAAATAAAATGAATCCTGGAAAAGAAAAAGCAATATCAAAAGGACTTAGAAATGTCAAAAAGAATAAAGGCAGTTTTACAATTTAATATAACTAATGAACATATTAACTAATTTTATCAATGGCCTAAGAAAGTCATTTAGTGGCAAGGACTATCTCAGAGAAATACATCAATGCAAGTCATGTGGCCGACCAAGCTTTTTTGACTCATGTCTAAAGTGTGAGACAGATGATGCATATCGTGGTTGGAACAAGACAGGCAAACTTTGAACTGTGCAAGATGCGATGAGGTAATGGATAAGATGACCGTATGTCATCAGATATGTCCTAACTGTGGTAGCGTTGTAGATTGCAGCGATGGCGTGTTCGAATAGATGGCCTTAAATTACAATATTTTACCCCTCAACCTGAAACAACTTATTAGTGGATAATACACAATGATGGTATAATGGAATGGACAAAGATAACATGGCCAGAAGCAAAACTTTTACACAGGCTTGCAGCAGCAGAGGGATTGACCATATCAGAATATATGCGTTACATACTTGACCGATAGCCTTTTATTACTAACACGCAATATTATATCAATGACAGCAGTAGACACACAGCAAGCAAAAAACATGAGGTCAGGGGTTGACGTAAATGGTCAAATCACACAAGTAAGTGAAACCAGAACAGTCAATCTTAAAGCAGGTGGTACAACCACAGTAGCCGATGCAACATTATCAGATGATGCAGGAGATATACAACTGGCCTTATGGGGAGATGATATTGGGAAAGTTAAAGTTGGTGCAAAAGTATCAATCATTAACGGTTACACCAATACCTTCAAAGACCAAGTTTCCCTTACCAAAGGTAAGTTTGGCCAATTATTAGTAGTGGAGTAATCCACCTTTTTTTTCTTTTACTTATAACGTTTTTGCAAACGACTTATATTATTCATCATTGTATAGATAGTATGAATAAAGAATTGAGCACAGCATACAAAATATGTGAAGATATAATAGACATCTTCCCAAACAAATCAATCGATGAATTTTTAGACATGATTGAATATCCAGGTTTTTTATTGGATGTACACCCAGACGTATTACTATACGCTGCACGCAAAGTTTACTCTGAACACATGAGACTAACTCTTGCAGCACATAAGGACTATGGTGTATAATGGCCACCATATTCTCCTTGTGTGATAACTGTAAGGAAGACTTGCATGACTTATGTGTATATGGCCCAGATAACTGGTGTGCTTGTCAATGTGCAGTACATAAAAGATACGAACATTAATAAACTAACGTGCCTAAATTATATCATAATGGATGAAGCCGAAGATTATGAAGAGTGGATAAAGGTAACACTCACACAATACGATAAAGAGGTTACAAAGGCCTTGGTCAAAGAAGAAGCATCTTTGCCTAAAAAATTATGCAAGGAGTGCAACAGGCTTATGACTCTGAATGAATGTGAATGTGATATAAGAGATACCGAATGTTATTACTGTCACATAAAGACCCATCATACATAACACCGTTGTAAGATTAGGGTAGTGTTTAAATATAATACTTGAGTATTATTGGTATGACAAAACAGCATACATCAACAATCAAAGACATTCTCGGACTTTATTTGTCTTGGCAAGCCCAAAAACCAGAATGGCGTTTGAGTGAAAGTCAGGCCCAAGAAATACAAGAATACAAAGAAGTTCTTAAAAGGAGAAAAGCATAATGGCAGATAATACAGAAATCTACAAGGCCTTGGATAAAATAGACCAAGACGTATTATTAGATTATGTTTGGGAAACACCTGGCCTAGTAGATACCATAAAAGAATGGTTGGAAGAAGACTATACACCAAACTGGAGTGATAGAGATTGACACCACATAAACAACATTACTGGGTGCACCACAAAGATGGCCACTGGTTCTGTTCTTATGGTGGTTGTGAAGCAAAACGTTTTCCAGTAAAATATCAAAGGACATGGCCCAATTAGATATGTTTAAATTAAATAAGTGTGTATAATAGGTGTGAAGACTTTTGAAGAAATTATTAAAGAGTATAAAGAATACAAAGAACTTATTGAAGGAATTGGTCATGGATGAACGCTAAACAAATACCATTCCAACATGACAAGAAAGGCCTAATTAAATTAGGTGATTTATCTAAAAACGAGTTATGTAGGTTTATCGCAAAGATGGCCCAACAGAACCAATTACTATCCCAAAAATTAGATATATGTCAAGAAGCATACGCAAATCATATTGCATCCAAAGATGCTGTGGAGTCTATCTAATGTACACCTGGTCATGCAGCAAGGAAGACCTTATAAAACATAAGACAGAGTATGAATACTTTTTACAAAAGACCGACAAGCCTTACATTAAATCCGTATTACAATTTATGATTAAAGACCTCGAAATATTAATAGCTGAAGCAGAATGATATACCCAGCCTGTAAAAACGATATGCATGACACCTGTCCAAAGAAATACGGTGGCCTGCCATTTTGTGAGTGTGAGTGTCATGGTGAATAATGGCAAGTGTCTTATATGTGGCCATGGTATGCTTGAACATGGTTGCGATGACGGTGTTGGTTGGTGTGGTGGAAGCAATAAAGCAGAAGACTGTCCATGCAAAGAAAAAGGTCTAACATACAAAGAGGAGTTAATGTTTCATGCATGAGCACACTATACATATAGACAGACACAATAATATTTTATGTCATTGTGGCAAGATATTTGTAAGGAATTTTAGTAATAAGAAATTTAGAATGTGGGATAATGATAGAGATATATAAGATGACAGTATATAAAGAACATGGATGAAGAGCACAGATTACTTACATTAACTAAATCTATACTAGACTCATTCGTATCTGAGAAGCTAAGCAGATTCGAATCATTATTTATACTTGAAGCAGTAAAGGCATCATTGAATGAAGAGGTAATTAAAGAGACAGTAGAAGAATTACTCAAAGACAGCAAATCACAGGATATACCAGGAATAGGATGACCGTAAAGTTTGGTGGCCTTGATATGGCCATGAGGGTAGATAACTCTGCATTAATTGTATTAAAACTGGAAGATGGTGTATTAGAACAAGTGGGCCAAAAGGTATGGCCACATATATCATTAGACAAGGTTGCAGCAGATATGCTAAAGATACAGCACATAGAAAAGATGAAGGCAGTTGGATATGATAGGCTTGGCATAGGTGACGGAGCAAGACAACTATTCTCCAAGGAAGTACCGTTAAGAGACATCATATCATCACAGACAAACAAACTGGCCATGATAGGATTAGTCAAGGGTCTGTTTACACAGGAGAAACTAGAGGTGCACGATAAGGATCTGTTCAGAGAGATACTTGAACAGGAGAAGAAAATATCAGATGCAGGTAATGTGTTATACCAACACCCAACAGGATTTCACGATGATAGGTTCTGGGCCTTATGCTATGCTTGCTCAGTTGCATCATATAGTTTGGCTGGAATACCTAGACCCACAGTGGCCAAGATGAATATAAAGAGACAGCCATTAGATTTGCTAGCAGATATGGAAATAGAGAAACAACTTAAATCAATTTAATTATATAGAATGACTTATAACAAACATTAGCGTAATACTCTCATGGAAAAAGACAAAGAACCTAACCCAGTAGATGAAGCATCAAGAGAATTTGCAATAGTAGCAGTTTCAACATATCTATTTTTGACAAAAAATGGCCTAAAGGCAGATTATGTTATTGAGTTGTTACATGACTCAATAGACCAGATAACACACTTAATAAAAGAATATGAGGAAATGAAAAAAGATGATGACTGAGGAACAAATAATAGTATTGCTCAATGACCTTGAAACAGTTCAGGCAGTAGGAGACAGAATAGAGCCTGATGATATGAATCACGCTATGAAGCAAGCACAGATAGATATACTTAAATGGATATTACAGTAAAACTTTTTAACTGATATGGTTCAATTATGATTATGTGTGACAGATGCAAAGATATCCATGTGGCACAGGCCAATGGGTCTCACAAGGAACCATGTAAGTGTTCATGTCACGCATTTGCAGATACCATCAATCTAACTACTACAGTTTCTACCTGTACCAGTGATGGGTGCTCAATTATAAACCTTAATTAGTCGGAACAACTTAATATATAAATATGGCAGCCAAGAAGACTAAGGATAAGGCTATTCCTAGAATGGCCACAGACAAGTACAGTGCCAATAGGACTATAAATAAGAATAACTCCTGGAAGAAACTACAAGGGGAGCAATCAGAATTTCAAGGTATTCAGGTTTTTGCAGCAGTTGACCCATACAAATCAACTGAGAGAAAGGCATTTAGAAGTGCTATGAATAATCCTTATGTTTATCGTGCAAGCAGAATACATTCAACCTTCTGTGCAGGCCAAGGCTATACAACAGAGATAGTACCAAGAGGAGAGGAAGAAGTACCAGACGAACAACTGGACAACTGGCAAAAATCAACCAGTATATACGTGCCATATTGGAATAAGGAAATGACACCAGAGCAAATTTTAGATAAGATAGACAAGATGGCCATTGATATGGATTTATCATCTAATGTCTTTAACGCATACTTTACAAGTTTAGAGCAAGGCCGATGTGTATTGGCCCTAACACCATTGGAGACAGACGAGGAAGGCAAGTTTGCCATGCCCGAACAAATCAGACTAATCAGACCAGAGTTTACAGAAAGACCAGTTATTAATGAGAATACATCAGAGTTAGAAGGAGTTAGAATTATCGGTGTACGTTCACCAACAAGAGATAATGTATTACCAAAGAACAGAATGATATACATCATGCATGGATTCAACAACGAGTTATTCTCTGATTACTATGGTGATTCCAAAGTTGCAAGAATCAGCGATGAAGCAAACACATTAAACATTATACTTAACCAAGATTACGAAAGGGCAGCAGAGAGTGCATGGTATAAACCACCAATATTCTCTGTACCAATACCACCACAAGAATTTGGAAACGAGGATGGAATACTTAATGAGTTCTTACTTAAAGCAAACGATTCCAAAGGACAAAGCATAGCAGTTACAGGCCCAAGTGGCCCAGATGACCCAGGTGTTACAGTATTAAATACACCACCTAACTCAGACATTGGTGGCTTAGAAGTTATTAGAACAGGTTTAATTAAAGCAATTATTA